GTTAACATCACGTATGACCATCTTCTGATAATCACAACGCTCAAGCTCAAGCTTCGTTGTATCTTGCCACCACTGTACAATCTTACGTACTTCATCTTCCTGACTACGTAAACGTCTGAACGTGAGGCCGTCAGTATTACACTGTATCATTTCCAACTTATCTAACTTCAATAGTTGTTCTGCAATCATACACAAAGACAACTGACCGTTTACAGTTATCATCATTGTGAACTTTGGATCGTAAAACGGACTAAACTGGTCATTACTTGCACCGTAAGTTCCGTTCAGAGCCAATTTCAACATAGCGTTTTCAGCAGACTTCTTATCGAATGTCTTACGTAAATTATATAAGTAGTCATAGACATCACAAAACTGTTCAGATAAGTGTTCTGGGAATATACGATTCTTAATAGCCAAGTTTGGATAGAAAGAACTAACGTCTTCATCTTCAATGATAAAATCATCATCAGACACTAGAACTTGTTTCTCCAAACTAGCGTGAATACCACCCGTACCAAACACATAACACAATCCATTAATAACAACATTCAGAGCTTCAGCTATTCGGTAATTAAACCAATAAGCTTTCTTAAATCCACCACCATCTTTCTTAGGTAACTTAGCTTTAAGTTCAATTTCTTCTACCCAACCTAATGGGTACTGAGCTAACATCTCGTCAATTTCAGATTGTGTCGGTTTATTCTTGAACTTAGACTTCTTTACAGTCATCAAAGCGTACTTCGCGACATCACCTAATTCGTGTTCAGGAATATTACTAAATACACCTTTCGTTTCAGTAATACGTTGCCTACGTAACCAATCAAGAATAGCTCTAAACTCAGGGCGTTCAAACTTTACATAAGGAAAAATACAATCAGCTAAATCTATGAAAGACCGCTTAGTTTGTCTAACCTTTCCACCAGCGTAACATTGAACACCATTCTTTTCCAACTCCATAACAAAGTATTCTTTACCAATCTTAACGTCATTCCAGTTCATAGCTTTCATACCATAGTCAATCATCAACTTCTCACGAAATTCAATCTGACTTTTAGATTGCTCGTAAAACTTAAATGTCTCCTTAACATCGTGCATGTTGTACTTGATTAATACATCCATTTGCTCTGATGATAAAGTCATCCCTACAGGAAAAGGTAAATCCTCAATGTTAGGTGAACGACCGTTGTATTCAATCATCTTCAATGATGTAGCTCTCGCCTTATTATCGAAGTGATGGATCTTAAACAAATCAACTTGGTCAATCATTACGTCTTTATCACGTACTATGTAATTCCATCTAGTCTCTGGGTTGGACATTGACTTGATTACCTTCATAGCGTAATCGTAAATCTCACCAACAGAGATTGTTTTATTCTTCAGTAGATAGTGCATCACAGGGTAGTCAAATCCACATGAGTTGAATCCCACTAATCTACCTTTCACTTTACGAACATTACGTAAGTATTGAAACATCTGTTCACGTTGGTCTTTACGTGTAGAGATTTCAAACACTTTGATTTTACGTTCAGTAACATCTGCAACACAACAAGTGAAGCAATTAGGGTAAGTCTCTAAGTCCCAAATGAAATCTCTAAACACGTTACCTCCATTAAAAATCTAATTCAACTACGTCATCACTCACATCAATATCTGGGTAGATAGACATTTCAGATGGTTCTGGTACATATTCAGGATTAACCTGTCTTGGTGTACTGAAGAAATCATCTTTATCATACTGCTGTCTTGTCTCTGGGTCGTAATATAAACGACACGCTTCGCCTGTAGTACCACCACGGCACTTAGGCATAGTGACTGTACTAGTATTGCGCTCTATAGGGTCGGAAGCGTTCTTATTACGGTTCAACACTATATTAATATCAGCAGACTGTATTGACGACCCTGTACCTAAGACATCGTATTCACTTACATTACGCATCTTACCTTCTTTATCAGTAGGTGGCTTACGTGTATGTAATACGTTTACAAATACGACACCTTCTTTCTTCATCATCTTCTGCCATAAGAAGAAGTTTTCTTGTTGATCGAGCGCTAAGCTCCTCAGCCAATCGGTCAAGGGGTCGAATATAAACAACTTACTACCAAACTGTTTTCTTGCTCTGTCTACTTGTTTCTTTAACACCTCAACTGTCCCGTCTCGCTCATCTATGATATGAAAACGAGATTTACCTTCATCGTCATAAATCATCTGCTCAGTGAGAAGCTTCACTTCTTCTTTATGTAGATAATCTACAGCATCGTGACCATCTTGAAACCAAGTAAGGTTCTTCTTCAAATACAGGGAATATAAATCAGCCATTAATTCACCACCAGTACGCTCAAGACTTATTACTGTTGGACGTAACGGACTATTGAATATCCAGTGCATCATCAAGTTATCACTAAAGAAGCTCTTACCTATTGACGTATCACCTACAATATTTACTATCGCACCACTAGACCTAATACCACCGCGCATATTGAATTGAAGTCTGTGTAAATAATCAGGTAATGTAATCTTTGGGGCTGTTAGAAAGTCAACCACTTCATGTGTACCAGCATCAGCAGCGGAACGAATACCTGTATCTATAAAATCTTTGGCATTAAAGAAGTCCCGAATAAACTGCTTCTCACGACCTTTCTCTAACATTTCATGTGGGTCTTTCAATGTCCAAGTAACTACCTTTACTTTATTAGCAGGTAATACTTTACACACTTCCAATGCAGCCTTTTCACCAGCTTCATCTGAATCTAACCCGACATAGATTTCTTCATACTTATCGCAGAAGTCATAGTTAGCTGCGATTTGCTGAACTAACGTACCTTCACCACACGTACCACTAACAACAGCAATGGATTCATACTCACCTTGACCTTTACCTTCGTAATAACTTTTCAACATACCCCAAGCGGCAACTTTGTCGTTCTCACCACCTACAACTAATAACCGCTTACCACCTGTCTTATATCTAAACTGACCAGATAGTTGACTTGACTTACCAGTGCGACCAACTTTAGTGAACGACTTAGGTAATATGCGAATCTTAAAACCTGTCACTTTATTATCAGTTGTTTCTGGGTAGTAAACTTCTGTTGGAATACCACGATTGTTCAATTTAACCATGTGACCAAAATACTTCAACCAATCTGGTTGTAAACCACGATAAGCTTTGTCTGTGAATCCAATCTTATTTTTTAACTCGATTAATTGTTCTTGTGTCAATGGTTCCGCTTTTGGTGCAAATACAAATATCTTACGTTCCTTTACTTCACCACCATCAATACCAAGATATTCAGCATGACTTGAATTATGGATATGGTGACTACTGAAACCTTGACCACATGAGAAACAATATCCGTTGTACGACACATTACCTTCGTCATCTTCGACAAAATAGATACTAAGCGCATCACTACTATTACATGACTCTTTATCGTCAAACTCATTGGCTATACAATGGAATGTACGGTTAATACGATCACCACTCTTTTTATCACTAGACACAATCCTCTCCTCTATAATTAACTTACCAATTCACACAACAACCTAAACACACTCTCATAATCCTTCAATTCCCATCGTTTACTCAATGAAACATTAGTGAACGTATTCTCATGGAAATCAAACATTAATACAAATGCACCTCTGGAAGATAACAATGCTTGTTCAGATACATACACAAACATAATATCCTTATCTGTATCCATTAGATTACTTGAGAATGTTAATTCGTATTCATCGGCTATATCTTTCAGATGATTCTGAATAAAAAGAATATGTTCGTTCATCTTAGATGATCCATATACTCAGCAACCAACGGATGAATATCATTACTCGTGTAATCATGAGATTCGTTGTTTGAATAGGATTTCAGCACCTCTGCTAATAAATTCACCACAGGGTTCAGTCGTTCATATCCTGTAATCAATCCACCACATAAGATACCTTCACTGAATGCACTCTTAGGTTCTTTTATCACATACACATAAGAATCTTCTGGTGTATTTTTAACCTCATCTGTAACATTGATAATGTAGATGTCTGCTAATGGTTTGAGATGTCCACTACCAAAAGGGTTTAAGTTAATCTTAACGTTAATCATATTAAGTTACTCCATCAATCTTCTTAGCTAAAGCAATTACTTGTGCTGCAAGCATACACTCTTGCACTTTATCTAAACTTTGCCAGTTAAAATGTTCTAATGCAATTTTCTTACCCTTTGTGTTTGGATAATCTATAACTTTCTGCGTTTCTGGGTGAATCATATTAAGCTCCTCTATTCTTTAATTCTTCCTGAATAGCTTTATACCTTTCCTGCAAGCTATTCAATTCATCACATACTTCGTGAATGTTGTCTAATGTCAAGGCAGATAAACTCTTTAGCTGCTGTACTGTAAGTTTAGATAAATCATGTTCTGGCATATTATTCCTCCACTATTGTCCAAGATTCGCCAGCTAAATGATAACAGTTTTTAAACAGAATATAAGTTTTCACATCAACGCCATCTATCTCAAGCATTATGTCACCACCTTGGTCATCAGTATTCACTACATCGTAAATCTTACCGACTTCTAGGTAGGTACAATTATCTGGA